CTTTTCTTTTTTGTCTTAGTTTTTATTTTACCCATAGTATCTTTTTAATGTAATTTTACTTTTTTTAAAAGTCAATTCATACGCGCGCGTTGGGTTTATATCATTGTTACACCCTGTTACACCCTGTTACACCCCCTTGTAACAATGATTTGCTTAAATAACCATTGGTATACTTAACTTTTAACACTTTCTAAACCCATTGTTACATTGTTACACCTATTTCTATCTTTTTTATTTTTTTATTTTTTTTTTACATTGAAAAGATACTATAGGTTTTTTAACAATATCACTATTTACCATCTTTGCCTTTATTTTGCCTTATTTCAGACGCAATCTTACCACACATTTCGTACCATTTTTGTTTCCAGACCTGTTTTATGTCTAGATTCTCACATTTATGGTATGCACTAGCCAGGTTGTCCAGCTGAGATACATGTCGGTCCCAGGTCCTTGTTTCTTTGTTCATAATAATCGCTCACTTTCTGTAAAAATTTATGTTTATAGTGGTTAAACTCTAGACCATTGACCATGAACTTTTGAAAGTAGTTATCTTTAGAACACATCAAGATAACCCCCTGATCAATATGAGTACCATAAACATAGTTATGTGCCATAGCATAAGCTGCTAATTGTAAGAAATAATCTTCAATCCACTCTCTACGCTTTGGCTTATTGGTTTGTTTAAAGTCTACAATAGACTGTCTGCCTTCATACACACCCACAACATCGGTTGCACCTGCATATAAACCTGGATAGTATAATGTTACCTCACTACCCCAAACCTCGTGTAACTCACATAAACCCTGTTTAATGATCTGTTGTGCCATAACATGTGCATTCTGCCCTAGATCCGTCAAATCAAGGTGGTTTTGGCCGAGTATATACCCTTCTAGGATGTTATGCATAGCGGTTCCTCTAGCTGCTGCTTGATCCGTGATCCTTGCTGCTTGGTCCTGGCCTACCCGTGCTCTCCAGTTATCTAACGAAGCTCTCTTCTCGGCACTCTGAGTGGCACTTAATATAGTAGTCACACTCGGCAAATACTCACCGGTTATCTCATAGTGTCTTTTACCCTCGATCGATGTCCGCATAGACTTCGGGTATTCGTATTGTTTATTCCATTTCATAACGTATCTCCCATTTTTGTTTTTTCTTATATATTTTTGGAAATTTATAAGGGTTAAAATTTTGCCAAGAAAGGTAATGTTTACAATTCTTAAAAGATTTAGTTTTTTTATTGTAGTAATCACTTAATTTAATATTCGTAATATCTTTTTCATTATTCATATATACAGAGATGAAATTATAGGATCTGTGTCTAATGATATTGATCCAAGTAACAGACCTACCATATTCCTTTGCAATATCCGTAATTTTTTTGTTGCCTAAAAAATATTGACAAAAAACATCTGCATAAAAAAGAGGCATTTTTCTAATTAAATCATGGAATCTATTTTTATTTTCTTTCTCGATTAAATATTCATCTAGGTTATTCCATTTCATTAGTAGCGTTCCTTTCTTTGGCATCTAATCTTTCTTTAGTTATTTTAGCGTGCTCTGTTTTAGAAATAGATAGCCATTCCTTATTTTTATTTAACCAATCTTGAATGTACTTCTTCATATCCCAATAAGCCCATTCAGGTCCCATTTTTTTACGCACCAGATTGACTCTAGTGAAAATTATTTCTAAGATACGTCTTTCATTTTTTAATTTTTTTCTATTATATTCAAAACTTTTTTGAATATAATAATCTGATTTTTCCTTTTCACTATAGTTTATGCTTTCATTATTTTTCATACTTTCTTTCTCCTTTTAAAATTAAAAAAAGTTCTCCAAAACCAAGATCTAAAGATAGACATACAAGTAAAGATAATGGCAATATGAAAACTCTCCCATATACTAGGATACATATCAAAGTAAGGAAAGATGATCAACTGTATCCCAATCGCTAACAATAATCCTGATCCTACATCTACAATGCTTTCAAATAGATCTCTCATTACAAAGACTTTATGATTGCTTTACCGATTTCTTCCGCGATTTGCGGGACGATAGAATTGCCCAATCCTTTAAGTCGGTATACTCTGCCGGATATCCCATGAGCCACTCGACCCACGTTGGGTTCAACGTCCCACCAGGAGCCTTCTCTACGTAGGCTACTTCCGTCTCTAGGTATTTCTTGTGTCTCAAATTTGCCATCCCTTGTGTCAACTTGAAGCTCATCCCCAATGCTGCTCTCGGTGTTGGCCACATCTGTTTCATGTCCGTGGTCGGAGCTCCGTATTGCACTTGCTCCGCTAGAGAACCTGGAGGAATGGTCGTTCTTCCTATGCTCTTCCTGTACGAAATCCTCTTCTTCATTGCCTCGGGAGATCTCTTCTCCCTCATCGTTGCCGATGGTGTTAGCCACATCTTCTCTGACTGCGATGAACCAGATTCTTTCTCTGCGGTGGGGAGCGCCGACACCTGCAGCTGGAATATTGAACGGTTGAACTTCGTATCCTTCACTTTCCAAGTCAGTGCACACAGTCTCGAAGACCAAGCCGTCTTGGATGTTAACAATGCCTCGCACGTTCTCGCCAATAACGAACCTCGGTTGGAATGTCTTGATGATGCGAAACATCTCTGGCCAGAGATGTCTGTCGTCACTCGTTCCTTTTTGTTTGCCTGCGATCGAGAACGGTTGACACGGGAAACCACCTGTGATGATGTCGGGATATTCAATTCCATCTGCATCGAATTGTTCTTTGGTGATTTGTCTAATGTCTTCATATACTTTCGTTCCTTTCCAATGTTTATCTAATATTAATCTACTGTATTTATCGTTGTCACAAAAAGCTACCGTTTTAAAATGACCTGTTCGTTCTAATCCTAAACTAAATCCACCCAATCCACTAAATAGATCTAATAGTTTAAGTTTTTTCATAATTTCTCTTTCAAACTATCTACATACTCTTGGGTTTCAGGATCTAATTCTTCTTCTTTATAAGACTTACTCCAATCAGGGTCAAAAGAATCAAAGTCATTGTATTGTTTTTCTTTTTTCTTTTCATTCATATTCTCCTTCTCCCTATTATATTTCCAAAAGTTCTTATAATTTCAAAGGGAAAAAATATAAATAAATTTTTTAAAGATAAATAAAATCTAGTTTCTTTCGAATTATATTTTTCAAACAGTTGTTTGAAAGAAATACATTCCCTATAAAATTGATAATAATTTCTTTTACCTTTCATACTGTTTATTTTTAGATCAGTAAAACTAAAGTTACTTAATTTAGTATTAGTTCTATTTCCATCATTATGATCTACAGAGGAAGTGTTTAGTAAAACATTAATAATTTTATCCGTTAGTTTACACCTACAATAAGGATACATTATTTTTTTACCATTGGAGTAGTAATCTAATTTTTTTGTCCATTGGTTAACTGCCTGTACCTTTTTATTTTTTGAGGTAATACCTGGCCATATTTTATTGTAGTATACATAAATGCTTCCTAATTCATTTACTTGTTTACCTTTATTTCTAAAAAAATGAGCTCCTTTTTTAGAGGCTCTTTTTATTATGGTAATAGGCATAGGAACATATTCTCTAATTTTATAAATAAAACCCCATGTTTTATTTCCTTCTTTTTTTATTTCCCTTGTACGTTCGTATGATTTTTTCTTCTGTCCCCTACCCAAGTGATAAGAAATAGTTCCTTTACTACACTTTAATTTTTCCTTAATCTCATTGTAAGTTAAACCTTTTTTTCTTAAAGTTTTAATTTTAGTTTCCATGCCTCCTAGTTTAGATGTATTTGTTCTCATGCCACCTCCATTATTTGATAGTCGGTTGGAAAATTTGAATCCCACTCTTCAAGATCCATCAAAGCACGTATTTTTCTTGCTGCTTCTTCCTTAGATTCACAACCCATCTCTACATCATAAGGTATGTTATACTTAGGTTTCTCAAAACCTAACGTTTTTTTTATTATTATATATTTATACATTACTTTTTCCTTTCATTTTCTAGTTTCCATTTTTCTATAATTTGTTCTCCTGTAGAATCATCAATATAATATACCCATTTACCAATAGTGATATACACAGAATGTTCTGATCTTGTATCTATAATCATTAGTTAACCTCTGATGGTTGATGAGATAACTCTACCATGATTTTCCAATCTTCTCTGTGTGCCATACAACATTGGTCAAATCTTTCCATAGCTTCATCAGCATCAGCTGCATTGATAAACATGTTAAAATCAAACAAAGTATTATGAAATACATACACACTGTTTTTCTCATCCTCATAATGAGCATCGTCTTGGGCTAGTTTTTTATTGTCTACTACTAGTTTTGGTTTCTTGTTTTTTTTAGTCATTACTTTCTCCTTTCGTCATTTGTTGTAGCATTTGAAAACAAGTTTTAGGATCAGAATACATAAAACTTTGTATGATCTCCCTGTTTTCTTTCTCGTCTTTTCCTAAGATCTCAACAGTTCCTTTTTCTGTATTGATATTAACCTTACCCTTTTTTTCAAGCTCAGTTAATTTTTTTATTAGTGGTGTCATATTTTCCTTTCTGTTAATATTATATAATATAAGATGTTATATTATAATGTCAAGTCTTATTGTTACCAAAAATTCTGTTCCAACCCTCTCTATAATCATCATCCACTACAATGGTTCCTCCGTTAATATTAGTTAATTTAGAAATACCATTAACTTTTTTAACGGTTCTAGTTTTCTTTTTAGAAGCAACGGTTTTCTTTAAACTTTCTTTACTGACTTTTCTCATCTTTTATTTCTGGGTTATACATACTGTAGGTTAAAGTTAATTCTTCTCCTGGTAATACATTACCCATCGTAACAAGGTGCCATGCATTATCTTTTTGAATACGCATACAATTAGGTGTGGAGCTGTGATTAATAAAACCACCCAAAGGAGTCCTGATAATAATACTATCCATATCATATGTCCTCATTTCAATATGACAGACTCCGAGGTCCGTGTTCCGGTGTATGAATTTCTCGGTAAACAAACCCTGTCCCTCAATCGTAGACTCTTCGATAAACAATCCATTGGGTAAAGGTTTATATTGGTTCTTTGTCATACAACTTATGTTCTTTTTCTCCATCCCAATAATATCCTGCCAATATTTTTCTATATTTTAATTCTTCTTCTTTCTTTACTTCTTTCTTTACTTCTTTCTTTCCATAGATTTGTTCTTGCATTTCTTTCACCTTTCTTGAGTCTTCTTCCATTTTTTTTAGTTGCTTTTTATAGCTTAGTTTCATCTGTGAAAATCTTTCATGTTCTCTTCATTAATTTCCAATTGACCTTGATTCTTGCAACGCTTACAATCGGTCTGCCACCTATCTGCTTTACCCGTAGGTGGTGTAACCCAAACAAAACCATTGCCACCACAATCAGGACAGATAATTTGCATAGGGTGATCATCCATCTATTTTATTACCGTTGACATGATCTTGTTGCAACTTATTACTTACAATCGTTTCTCGATTTAACTTATCTTTTGTTTCACTTAACTTAGTTACCGTTGAATTACTATCTTCTACTTTAACTAAAGCTGCTAACATACCAATATGTGATGCAACTTCTCCGTAAGGCTTAGCCCAAAAGTATTGTAGTAATTGTTTTCTTTGTTCTTCTGATATTTTATACATTATTTATTTTCTCCCATAGTTTTGTGGTTTCTATTTTTTTACTCATGATATCATACACAAATTTAGGATTATAACCTGCCCAAGTGCATACTTTGTAAAAAGCTTCGGTTGGGTGTAAAAACCAATCTCTTGCTAATTCTCGTTCCACTTGTTGTAATATATAACCCTTACTTTTTGATATGATCGCATCTTCACATGCAGCTAACAATACACACGTCCATAACTTTTGTTCGGGTATTCGTTTAGCTGTTTCTTCTAACTCTACGTTATCTTTCCATTTTGCCATTTTGTTTTTTTCTTTCTTTCTCAACTAAAATGTTAATGACTTGTGTACGACTAATCGTAGCATCCGGTACCATTACTTTCTGTAACTTAGTAATAGTATTGTATGTATCTTTTGGAAGTGATACATTCTTATACTTTGTTATATCTACCATTGTTTACCTTTCTATTTATTGTTTTTGGTATATATAGGATATTAATTGATTTTATCAAGGGGGTCAAGTGAAATTTATATTAATTTTAAGTATGTGTTCCTTACTACATCAGGAGTGTATTCCTGAGTTTATGGATGAAGAACAAATAGAATTTAAACATTATTCAGACTGTCAAATATACGGAAACCGCGTATCTATTGATATATTAGAGAACTTAGGCAAAGATGTGGATAAGTCTAAGATAAAAATTTTCTTTAGATGTGAGGAAGTGGAGAAAGAAGAGATAGAACTTTAAGGGTGGCCTTGACTACGTTCTATTTTTTTACGACCTTTGTGTTTTTTAGAGTGTCGTCCAGGTCGTTTTCTACGTTTACCCTTAACATGATCATTAACTCCAAATCCTTTTGCTTTACCCATTTTTATTTTTCTTTAAACTGATCTAATATTTTTTTACTCTTAGGATTAGGTATAATGTATTTAATATGTCCATTAATATATTGTTGTATATCCTCTTCACAGACAGTGCATTTGTAAAAATCTTGTACGATAGAAATAAGTAAGGCTTCATTATTACAGTGAGGACATCTTCCAATTACAGTGTCTACATTTCCTAAAGATCCTATTTTTACCATGGTTTATATTTTGTTTTATTATCTGCATCTTTGTATGCAATTAAATTTTGATTTCTGTTTTCTCCTTCGTTATACGAAATATGAATCCATCCACTGTCGGGTTCTCCTTCTTTGTAAAATTCTAATATAAGCTGATCGTAGTCTAAATTATTTCTAATCCACCATGCTAATTCTTTATTATCAATAGAAGGAATCTCTAGGTCTGCCGCTTTTCCTTCGGCATGTTGGCTGCTAATTTTTGAACCTATAGCAATACATAACTCTTGAGACCGATAACCTGATGAAATAATAACTGCCTTGTCAAATTCAGAACGAATGGGTTGTAATACATTCATACAAAGAGATTTTAAATTATCGATGTGACCGGGAGAGGGATTGTTAGGTATACCTTTACGCTCCGCAGTTTGCGACTTGGTAAGCTCAGATAGGTTAAAGTTAGCTGAAAGTTTCATTTACAGATATATCCTGCTACTGGTTGATCTTTATATAAAATAAGTATTCTAGGTTCCATTGGTTTATGGTTGGTGTTTTTAATAAATCGTACATGATTTAAATAAGTTTGTTCACAATCTTGATTAATCATAGGTAACTCTATGGTTTGTAAGCTCACTAAAATGAGTATGAATTTCATTAGCCTTGTAAGGGATTTTTATTTGCTTCTTTGATTTCTTTGATTTCAAGTTTCAACAATTTAATTTCTGTTTGTAAAACTTTAACATCTGTTTTTAATTGACCGTCTGATGACTGTAATAGTTTTTCTATTTTAGTTTCTAATACTGCAATTTTAGTATCTGAACTTGAGATTTGTTTTTGAATTGGTTTAAGATCAGCACTTTCCATAGACTCTAATTTTGTCATAACTTCGCCATATTTGACAAAGCCAGTTCCGATAGCACCTAACACACCAATCAGTGCCGCTACACTTGCTAAATTGTTTTTTAATTTATCCATTTTTTAACATCTCCAATTCGATCAAAAGTCTTTGTTTTTCTTGTCTTATTTGATTTAATACTTTTGTCTTGTTTACTATCTTATCATTTTGAATATAGGTATCAAGACTAACATTTGCATATAATTGCCTGTTATCTTGTATATTTAATTGCTGCATATAAATATCTTGAGGCTTATAAAATTCTTTTTGATATAGATCTAATTTACTATTATTCATCATAGCTTGCAATTTTATTACGTTTTTTACCTGTAAATTTTTACCAATGTCTTTTACTTGAGCATCAATTTGATCCATTATTTTTACAAGATTGGCTTTGATAATTTTTTTCTGTTGTATGCTTTTTTGTTTTTTAGTTTTTGCATTTTGAACAGAGGGCTTTGCAGTAGCTTTGCGAACAGATTTCTTTTCTTTACTTTTTTCTTCATTAATTTTTTTTACTTCTTGTTCTTTTTCTTCTGGTGCATTTGTTGCAACCTCTTCTTCAGGTTCTAATTCTGGTTCTTGTTCAGAACTAGCTTCTTCTTTTTCTTCTGGTTCTAACATAGGCATCGCATTTATTCCAGATTCCTCTTCTTGTTCTTCAGACATCAAAGGTAAAGTGCTCACACCGGGCCCTGGTCCTTGTTCCTTGGGCTCTGGTGCAGGAGTAAACATTTTTGTAAATGTTTCTACAGGGGAAGCAGTAATTTCTGTTGGCTCTTCTTCTGAAGGACTTAAGTAGGCCATCATAGGAGGAGACATCATATTTGTTGGTTCTTCTTTTTCTGATAACAATAAACTAGGAGGTTGAAACACAAACATATTACCACCTTTTCCTAATTCTTCTTTTGGTTCCGGTAATACAATTATCATGGTGGGTTGTTCAAACTCTTCTGCTTCTTCCATTGTAACTGGTTCAAATTGTATTTCTTCATTTAATTCTAATTTTTTAAATATTTCTCTAAATTCTATAAACTCGGTAGATAAATTTTCACTCACTTCCACTAAAGAAGTTTGTACACTAGAAGCTAACACAGCATTATCATAAGTCATGGTAACAGATACATTATCTATATTAGGTCCACCTAAATTTGATGGAGCATTTGCATCGGAACCCGATATATTAATATTTCCTATGTTAGAACCTACGCCTGTATAAATAAGTCGGTCTGTAAAATTTTGACCATTGATGTTTGTAATATCGGTTCGATTGGTAGTGACTGTAGCTAACACATTACCGGCATTATCTTTAATCGTTAATGTATTGCTAAACGTATCTGCTCCTCCTTGACCACCCCAACATCCTGCAACTCCACATTCTCCGTTTTGAGCTTCTATGCTAGAGTTTAAAGTAATACCATTGTTTAACATTGGTTGAGTAATAGTATCAGAAGTTAAATTAAAATTTTGTTCAATCGCTCCATTGTCACCAAACTCCACATCATAATTACTCGCTACACCATTAAGTTCACAACAATCATTTAATACTTGCACATCACCTGTAGCAGTCCATCCGTTAGCATTACCGGTTTCAAAGTTACCGTTGGTAATTAAATTATTTGTGGTTTGTTCTTCTGCAACGAGACTACTCGTCAGAATCGTCAAAATTACGATTATTTTTTTTAGCATTGGCTTTTTTCATTTCTTTGGCAAATTTTAAATCTTCTTTTTTATTTTGTTTTTCTACAATTTTTAATTTTGCAGTGTACATTTTATAATCAGGTCTTAACTTACCATATTTTTTCCATTGCGCTGCCGCATCTTTACCAATTTTACCTTCATAAGGACAGGGAGTGCCTGCCATCTCCATTGCAAAAAAAACTCTCTCGTCTTGGCAGAGTAAACTAATAGCTGCAACTTTCATTCCCATAGAATCTAATTGTCTGGATAGTTTAATTCTTTCACAATTTTCATCTTTAAAAGAACCTCCACCAGCAATACCAAATCCAAAGGTTTGTACCCCTGCAGATACTCCAGTAGAACAAATGTCTATACCTGAAGAATTAACAGAAGGCGCAAAGGCACTCGGGGGTGCTGATTTTATGTTAGAGCTAGTGCTATTAGTGGTTGTAGAATTAGAACTAGATCCTGATTCATAGGAAGTAGTCGAAGAAGAAGTGTATCCTCCTTCAATGGCTGTGTTAGATCCGGACGTATTGTTTTGAGTAGATCCTGCATTTGCATTTTCATGTAATAGAAATAATATAGAAAGAGTTATTAAAACTCTCCAAACAAAATAAGAAAATTTTTTCCAACCTGTGGGTCCATCCCAATTAACTCTTTGTAAAAACTCATTTAGTGTCTTCATCTTTTTTATTTACCTCATAAAACATTTTATCCGAGTCCTCAGTAACCAAACCTTTATTTTCAACATTCCAATAAGTTGTTTGAACGCTATAATCTGGCCAATTATCCTTAACTGTGAAGCTAGGTATATTCCAAATAATTCTATTATTGGGTTGAGCGGCAAAATTGCCGTTATCTAAAGCAAGAACATGAGCACACTTATGTTCTTGAGGTATTTCTGAGTGCTCTATATCCAGTATATTACTATCTGGAGATGCCCAGTCAAGTGTAAATAAGTAATCACCAGGATAAAATTTTTTATCTATACCTCTGTATTTTCCTCTAGCAGAACTTAAAAAATCAAAGCGATGAACAGAAGGATGATAACTAAAGCAATTCCACA